ATACTGAACTTACTGACAAAGCGGTTTCCCAATTTGTAGAAGTTCAATGTCAACTTCGAAGCATAGATCCTGATTCTTTTAGTCCTTCGACTAAGAAGATCCTTCAGGTAGCTAAGAAGTATGTAAGCCGTTTTCTCGGCTCATTCGACTACGAGGAACTCGTAGACCGTTGTAGCAACACGTCAGGTGCCACAATTGGCGTTACTCGTCGTTCTGCCTGCGAAGCGCAGAAGTATGAGTTGCCAATTTCTGGTACCTATCGTCAATCTCTAATTCACCACGATTTACATCGTGGCACCTTAGCTTCCACTTATATGTCGAAGCAGGCGGGTACAGATACGTACCAAGAGGTTAACGAAGTTACCCTGACGTTAGTCCCTAAAAGTTTCAAGAGTCTACGGTCAATCATGCCAAATTCTACTTCTGGTGCTTATATTAGCAAAGGAGTGGAGGCAATGATTAACTTAAGATTCAAACGAAAGCGTATCTATTTACCGTTTTTACAGCAACGGCATAAAGATCTTGCTAGAAAGGGATCAATCGATGGATCACTTGCGACAATAGATTTGTCACATGCATCCGATTCCGTTAGTATGTACTTAGTACAGTACTTGCTACCAGACGATTGGTTTGAGTTTCTTAATGAGACTCGTATCCCTACTTGTGTACTGCCAAATGGCCATCGACTGCAAATGGAGACATTCGCAACTATGGGCATTGGGTACACATTCGTTCTTGAAACTCTTATCTTCCGGTCTATTCTTGAGGCTATACGTAGCCTGAGGAAAGACTCACGTCGCGTTCGTCGGTTTATTTCGACCTACGGCGACGACATGATTTGTTCCTCTGATCTTTCAGAAGAACTCGTACATGTTATGAGGGAAATCGGTTTCGTTATAAACGAAGAAAAGACGTTTATGACCGGTTTCTTCCGGGAGAGCTGCGGAGGTGACTACTACCGCGGCGTGGACGTAAGACCATTCCAACCTAGGAATGGAGGAAGGCCTCTTACTATTGAAATAGAGCAAGAGGCTTTGCTGTACAAATGGATTAACGGTCTATTAAACCGATTCCATGAGTACGAGCTCTCGACCACACTTGAATATTTGGTATCTTTGATTCCTGGACATATTAACGTCTGTCCAAGTTTCGAGACACCAACCTCAGGTGTGTTGACCGATGCTGCGAATGACCTTCCTTCCTTTTTGAAAG